ATTCGGAGTATAAAAGATGCCTCTAAATTTAGCATCTCCTGGAATTGTAGTAAGAGAGGTTGACCTAACGATTGGGAGAGTAGATCCTACGAGTGGATCTATTGGAGCGTTGGTCGCACCGTTTGCGAAGGGACCTGTTAATGACCCACAACTCATTGAAAGTGAGGAGGATCTATTACAGACTTTCGGACAACCTTATTCAACAGACAAACATTATGAGTATTGGATGGTTGCATCCTCATACTTAGCGTATGGTGGAACACTGCAAGTTGTTCGTGCCGATGACTACAATACTTCTACAGGTGTTGGATTAAAGAACGCATTTGTTGGAACAGCAACTAGTATAAGAATTACAAGTAATCTTCACTATAACCAATTAGGTTATGATGAGAACGCTATTACTAATGTTACTGTTGCATCGAAAAACCCAGGCACTTGGGCGAATGGAATTAAAGTTGCAATCATAGATGGTAAGGCAGACCAAATCCTAACTGTTGCTAGTGGAAACACTATTGCTGTTGGATCTGCTATTACACAAGCAATTAGCAAAACTATTGGAACCGCAACTGGAACAACAACTATTGATGGTGTTCTTAAAGGTATTGTTACAGGAAGTACTGATACAACTTTAGAAGTTAAGGTTATTTCTCATATATCTGCAGCAGGAGTAGAAACTAACCAAGATTATCAGCAAGGTGGTACTTATACCTTTGGTGCTACAGGTGCTACTTCAGGTGCAACAGAAACTAAAATCATAGCTGCAGGTGCATCTGGATCTGGAACGGGTATAACATATACTGCTCAAACAGATTGGTTTGAACAGCAGAATATTGTATTAAGTAATGGATTCCTAGAGTGGGATCAATTAGCAAATTCTCCTGGTACTTCTACATATGCTGCTGCAAGAGGTGGTAGAAATGATGAAGTTCATGTTGTTGTTATTGACGACAAAGGAACCGTAACTGGAAATGCTGGAACTATCTTAGAGAAGCATTTAAGTTTATCTAAAGCAAAAGATGCTGAGTATTCTGTTGGATCTTCTTCTTATTGGAGAGATTATCTAGCAACTAACTCTAAGTATATCTTTGGTGGTAGTGCTCCTGCAGGAATTACAACTACTGGTTATAGCACATCATCAACTAATACTTTAGATGCTGATAGTGGTTGGGATCAAAACGCTGATTCAGTAAACTTTGGTGCATCTGGTGTATTCACAGGAACACTTGCAAGTGGAACAAACTACGGCGATGCAACTGATCTTACTTCAACTGGTGCTTTAAATTCAGGTGTAGATGATCTAATTAGTGGTTACACTCTGTTTGAAAATACAGAGGAGACTGAAGTTGACTTCATCCTAATGGGTGCAGCACATCACAGTAAGGAGCAATCACAAGCAGTTGCAGAAAAAGTTACTGCTGTTGCAGAAGCAAGAAAAGATGCAGTTGCATTTATTTCACCATATAGACAAGCATTCTTAAATGATAGTTCTGTAGGTGCAGTAACGGTAAACAACATCGATACGATGACGGATAACGTTGTTGGATTCTTTGCTCCAATATCATCATCCACTTATAGTGTATTTGATAGCGGTTACAAGTATATGTTTGATCGCTTCAACAATACTTTCAGATATGTCCCATTAAATGGAGACGTTGCTGGAACTTGTGCAAGAACTGATATTGAACAGTTCCCTTGGTTCTCACCAGCAGGAACTGCAAGAGGTCCAATCCTCAATTCTGTAAAACTTGTTTACAATCCAGGCAAGAAACAAAGAGATATCCTTTATTCCAATAGAGTTAACCCAGTTATCCTATCACCTGGAGCTGGTATTATCTTATTTGGAGATAAAACTGGATTTGGTAAATCATCAGCGTTTGATCGCATCAACGTTCGTAGATTATTCATCTACCTTGAAGATGCTATTTCAGCCGCTGCTAAAGATCAACTCTTCGAGTTCAACGATGAACTTACAAGGACTAACTTTGTAAATATAGTTGAACCATTCTTAAGGGATGTTCAGGCGAAGAGAGGTATCTTCGACTTCGTAGTTATTTGTGACGAGACAAATAACACAGCAGCAGTAATCGACTCAAATGAGTTTGTTGCAGACATCTTCATTAAACCAGCACGTTCTATCAACTTCATCGGTCTTACCTTTGTTGCTACCAGAACTGGTGTTGCTTTTGAAGAAGTAATCGGTTCAGTTTAATTAGAGGTTTAAAAAACAATCATGGCTAGAAATCAAGTCAATCCACCACCACTAAGAACGATATCAAACTTCAAGAGTAAGTTGACGGGTGGTGGTGCTCGTGCTAATCTATTTGAAGTTGTCCTCACTTTCCCAGACGTCGCCCAACCTGACTCTGCGGTTCTTGACAAAGCAAGATTCTTAGTAAAGGGTGCTAATTTACCAGCATCCAACGTTGCTCAGATCGAAGTTCCTTTCCGAGGAAGGGTTCTTAAAATTGCTGGAGATAGAACATTCGATTCTTGGACTGTTACCGTTATCAACGATACCGACTTTGCTATTCGTTCAGCATTTGAAAGATGGTCTAATACAATTAATAGACTATCTGATAACACAGGATTAACAAATCCTGCAGATTATCAATCTGATGCTTACGTTTATCAGTTAGATCGTGATGGATCAACACTAAGATCTTATAGATTCTATGATACTTTCCCAACTCAGGTTGGACCTATCGAACTTTCATACGATGCTCAAGGCATTCAGGAATTCACAGTTGAACTACAAGTTCAGTACTGGGAAGCAATTAAAGGTTCTGGTCCAAATGCTGGTGGTGAGAACGTCAGCTAAATAGAACATACTAGAGACTAAATTTATAATGGCAAAACTTTTCGGGTTTTCAATTGAGGAAACGCAAAAGAAATCCACTTCAATAATCAGCCCTGTTCCCAAGAATAATGAGGATGGGGTTGATAATTTTATTTCAAGTGGATTTTATGGTCAGTATGTAGATATTGAAGGTGCGTATCGTTCCGAATATGATCTAATAAGAAGATATAGAGAAATGGCACTTCATCCAGAAGCGGATGGTGCTATAGAAGATGTAGTAAATGAAGCGATAGTTAGTGATTTATATGACTCGCCAGTAGAAGTAGAACTTTCAAATTTGAATGCAAGTAATACTTTAAAGAAAAAAATTAGAGAAGAATTTAGATATATTAAAGAAATGATGGACTTTGATAAAAAGTCCCATGAAATTTTTAGAAATTGGTATATTGACGGAAGACTATATTACTTGAAAGTAATCGATCAGAAAAAACCTGAAGATGGTATACAAGATTTAAGATATATTGACCCATTAAAAATTCGTCATATTAGACAAGAAAAGAAAAAAAATAAAGCAACTTTGGGACCTGATCTTGGATCTGGAGATAAAGATAAGTTTCAATCTCCAGAATTAGAAGAATACTTCGTTTATACACCAAAACCAAATTATCCTACCGGAACTATGGTAGGTGGTGGTGG